GTATACCAGTGCGTACTTGTGGGAATTAGCGAACGCTTCCGCATCCTTACGGCTGTGAAAGAACACATCGATCACGGGGAATTTTCCACCGCTTGCTTTCCTGCTGATCACAGCAGACCCAGTATCGTGAACCTGACGGGCACCAATGCCGTCGATATAGATCCAGTTCCCGTAGCCAAAGACCCGAGGGTCAGCTGCAACTGAGATGCCCTCCTTGAGCGTGTAGCCAGAGGCACTCTTCAGTCTCCGAGTGTATGAATCCTCACCACGATGATAGGTTGTTAACCTGACCTTGATCGGGTCTGCGTTGCTGATGCAGACACTTAAGAACATTGCAGTTAATGCTTTATCCATATTCCTTTAACCTCCGTTTTAGTTTCGTCTGCTTGGCAGTTGCTCTTGATCTTAAGGAAATCCTCAGCTCTCATGGCAACCAGCCAGTCTGTTCCGTTTTTCTTAAAGGCTACGGCTGGAACCTTTCCAGCCCCGCAGTCCCTGACCGACTGCTCGATGGCCTTCCACACATTCAGGTTCTCAACCCACTTAACCTCCCAGTGCATGCCGTCATCCGACACAACATCGGGAGAGTCTGGGGAACCCGAGTACTGCCTACCTCTCCGAGCCGAGATACCAACGGCACGAAGGAAATCCCTCCATGCTCTTTCTCCACGCTTACCCTTGGCGCAAGAATTGATTGGCATCTCGGCTTACCGATTAGTACTTCCTAGAAGCAGCTGCGTTATCCACTAGGTTTGGATACGGTCTGCCAGCAGCTTTGGCCTTGGCCTTTGCATAGGCTTTGGCTTTAGGCGAGAGCTTGTTTCCAAGCCTCTTGCCAGCAGCTTCCTTTTCCCAGAATGGTTTATCTTTCATTAAAAGATATCACCACCCGAGACGGTGCCACCCACATCGGTGAGTGTGATCGACAACATCTTGTTGCCGTTCTTATCGTCCCGCACCCAGCAAGCAGCTTTGTACTTGCCAGCAGGGATCTCAATCGCCTCGTCCACCCACTTCTCTCCATCCTTCTTGCGAGGGCTGGCGAACTTAGGTGCCTTGGGGTTTTCTTCTGCCCGTTTGTTTCCAAACAGGTTTAGCTTGATGCCTTTGACTTGCGTTTCCGTGGCCATGTTTTCTGTCCTTTCGTGCGATCTTCGATTTGTTTGTATGCAGAATGGAAGCGCAAGATCGCTTTCCACGCCTCCATCTGCGGGGTTAAGTCCTCAAAGTTTCTTTCCTCAATGTCGTTCTCGTACCCAATACGAAGTAACTTCACTGCCTCAATGTCTTCGTCGAACGGGTGGCAGTCCTCGTAGAGCATCTTGTAACCAGCCATCTGCAGTTCGTACTGTGGCTTCAGGGATGAGCTGGTCTTGAAGTCAACCAGCACCAGCCTGCCCTGCTTATCCCGAGCGATAAGGTCTACAGTTCCACCGAAGCCGTGCTTATCACTGGCAAGCTGAAGCTCGCAGTGGATACGATCCAGACCGCTCTTCCACCACCACTTCTTGAATCCCTCGATCATCTCCTCGGCACACTCAACCTCGTCCTTGGCACACAGGCTGAAGTCGCACTTGAATCCATCTAGGAAACCGTGGGCACCGAAGTGGAATATCGATCCGATCCTGCGCTTCTTACCACCATCCTTCTCGAGGCACTTGCCTTTCTTGCCTAGTCCAAACGCCCAAGGCACCAGCTGGGGAATGGCTATATGCTTTGCGATTATCGAAGTAACAGACGGCAGGATATCCCCGCCCTTGTTCTTGTACTTCTGGTGTGGCTCGTCGAGATCCAGCTTAATTGTCTTCATAATCCTTTAGCTACAATGACTAAGAAAATAATCATTACAGCTGCCTCCATTGCTAGTACTTGGGTTTCGTAATCCATATCACAAAAGGGATATGCTATTTTACTTTGCGTCTGCTTGGCAGACGCTTCTTACCCGAAGAGGTTTTCTTCGGTTGTTTGGTATGAATGTTTTTAATAGCCCAATCCCAGTTCTTTTTAGAGACACGAACATCCCTTGGTTCACCGTATGGGGTAGTCTTCCATTCTCCAAACTTGGCCGTCATTTTACTTCGCCCTTGATTCTTTCAACCACGAGCTTGCCGTGCTTGACGATGGCCGACAGCAGTGCGGTATCAGCCACACCAATGAAAGGCTCATCGATCTTGTCTGTCTTAGCTGGCACGGCTGGAGAGCTGATACCAAGTTTTTTACAGGATGATGGATTAAGAGATCTCGCAAACTTGTAGAGATCCCCATCGGTCAGCTGGTGCTGGTCACACATCTTAATGAATGCCTCGGTCAATTCGCCAAGGCTTTCAGTGGACTTGTTCTTAACCAGCTCCCGCTCAAGAGAGAAGATATTGTCTGACTTCTGAGGAGTCACGGTCTTCGCTTTGTCGAGTTCCTCGGAGGAGCAAAGCCCATCCTCGATCCCGATATTAAGGAAGCCCAACGCACGACCCACTGCAGAGGTCTCTGCTACCTCAAGGGCAGCTGCCCCAGCAATCATACCAGTCCACTTGGATTGGCTGTGCCCGATAAAGTAACGCTCGGGGTGTACAACATTCGGAGTCACCTTCGCCCGCATAAAAACATGGCTGACTGGATCTCCAATAATCTCAGTCTCGATCCGACCATTCGGATACATCGCATGAAACCCGCTCACTCGTGTATGCACCATCACATACGCCTTCCCTTTCATATCGATTGCCTTTAATCCACCTACTTCTTTCATATATTCCCGTCCTTTCTATTTTGTTTTTTAGTAATAATACATTTGCCGTGAGACAAATGCTGTCCTATGACTTGCCCAAAAGGGCACTATCAACCCAACGCTTGCAGGTTAATCGTTTGTCGTTCGGACATCTTTTCAAAGAAACTTTCGCAGCCCAGTTACGGACAGATCCGTAGGTGCGGTTTAGATAGATTGCGGTGTCACGAAGAGTCCACCAAGATTGTGTGCTGATTCGTGAAATCTCATCTGGAGAATACTTTTTTCGGTGCTGTTTTGGTTGTGACATATTGGATAAGTAACAATCTGCCACCAAATGTCAACAACTGCTTGCAAATTATTTTAATTTGACACCAGTTGTCATCTGTCATATTTTGTCATTATGAAAACAAGAGCTACAAAAAACGTCACTGGTTCTGCCAGTGGTGCGTTGGCATATAATATCGGGCTGAGATGCCCAAAAGAAATGAAACAAGCAGCAGAGCGGATGAGCAAGTTGCTAGACCGCTCGGAGAATAGCATCATCATCGAAAGCGTGATGGCCATCGACGAGATGTCCCGCTCTCTAAGCGAGAGTAATCACCCTCCGAAGATGGTGTTCATGCTGCGACAGGCAATGACCTACAACGCCAAACAAGCGTCCAGCTAAATGGCATCGTTGGTCAAGAGAGGACAGTTCTGGTATGTATACTACCGTATAGACGGTAGGCAGTCGGGTGTATCCACCTTCCAAGCTGGAAGGTCACCCAACGAGGTAGCCAGAGCAGTCCTCGAAAAGTATCGAATGATGGAGGGGTGCAACAAGCATGGCCTCCCATACGTTGACAATTCAGCCAACGTATCAGACATGATCGGGCAGTATTGGGAGTCGAAGCCTTCCCTTGCCCTGTATACGGCAACTAAGAAGAAAGCCGTGCTGGACAGACTGTGCCAGCATATGGGCGCAAAGAAGGTCACATCCATTGGGGTGCATGAATGTGATCAGTTCATGTCTACCTGCCTCTCGCACCTGCACGATAACAGCAAAGAGCTTTATCGTGCTTTAATTTCCAGCCTGTGGACATGGGGTATCAAGAGGAGCCTTGCCACAAAGAACCCTTGGTCTGAGATCCAATTCAAGAGAACTCCTAAGACCCCGAGGCGGTGCCTCAAGAAGGAGGAGATCGATGCCCTGATAGGCCATGCCAAGGGATCTGTACTCCTAGCCATCCTGTTGGGGCTTTACGCTGGGGCACGGGTTGGGGACTGCGTGAACCTTTACGGTGAGGACATCGACTTTACTTCCAAGACTATTATATTCCGCAGGAGAAAGGGTAGCCGTGAGGGTTCCCCGAAAGTACAGGAGCTGCCACTTCACCCAGTACTCGAGGATGTCTTCTCCAAGATGGATCTCGTCAGCAACGCTAGGCTTATACCTCTTCGGGCGAACCACCTTGGAACCAAGGTAGCCAACGCCATGAAGGAGGCTGGGATCAATACGACCCACCATTATCTTCGTCACACCTTTATCTCCATGATGGCAGAGAAGCAGGCTGGCATGGCACAGATCAGTCAGCTGGCTGGTCACTCCAGCTGGGCTATCACAAAGCGGTATACTCACATCTCCAAAGATTCCCTTCGGGATGCGATTGGGATACTGCAGTGATTATTTTGCTAACCTCCAATCCGACCCCTAAAAATGTTAACCTAATGTTAACGATGCCTGCAAAAAGAGGTGATTAATAGTGACAAATATCAACAGTAACAGACAGAAGCAGACACTCCATCATTCTGATCATAAACCCAAATGGACTTTTACTCTAACTGCTTTGCGCTGTAGAAGAGTTGAACTTCTTCTCTCCAGAGTGCTGATTATCAATAGCTTCCAGAAGCAATGTTAACTCAGAGACTATGAAGTACCCACCCTCTAAATCTGGCCAGATGCCCCTAGAAGTAAAGAAATCATATAGCTGCACGTTAAGGTTGATGGCGCACTGCTCCCCTGAATCTATGAGGAAAAAGATAAACGAGTTTTCGGCGTATTTGATGACTGGGATTCTGAGTAAGATCTTCCCGCTTCGTATGACACAGCTCTTCTTTGCCAGTTCTGCGAGCTTGAGGTAAATTGAATCCATGAGACTAGCACTTATCTTATTACTCAGCATTGGTTCGCTTTCTTTTGCTCAGGAAATTATCCCCAATAACTTCGGTGGCTACCTTTCCGTTGATAAAGAGGATGGCCTTGAGGAGCGTTCCGTTTTTATCTCCAGCCCTAGACATTCCTATATTGGGGAGATGGATGAAGACGGAGACTTCGTTGCACTTGGGCGCAGGGGTGGGGAGACTTGTTTCGGCAAGCGTGTTGGTCGTAACGCAGTTATTGTTCTGCGTACACCTGTTGACGAAACCGAATAGCGTCACCTTTCATCTCTCTCTTGGCTGGCTTGTAGACGGCCACATTCCCAGACAGCAGTGCCCTTGAGTTGTCCATGCTCACACCCTGCTCTTTAAGAATCCTCATCACTTCTCCCCTGCTCACACCCAGCCTCATGGCTGCACTGATGACCCCAGACGTTTCGTTGAAGATCTCCTTACGGGAGCTTCTCATCTGCCTGTAGGCTTCCAGCCTTGCCTCGTTGCTTACGTTGCTCCTGTCGTAGTAGGCAGCTGTAAAGATCCCAGTAGCATCGTTGAGCCTGTTGCTGAACTTGCGGGCAGTGAAGCCTAAGCTCTGGCGAGGATCTAAAGTGACAACTCGTTGACCAGTTAATGTTGCAATCGTTTCGAGGGCTGGGTCGTAGGCACGGCCAGTCTGGGTCACCTGACCAGTGAGACCCTTGTAGACCCTGACGGATGAAACAACGGTTCCGATATTGAAGGCATCAAACATGTGGGCAGATACGGCAGCTGCCCTCGAGGCTAGATCTGCCTCTGGGTTGTAGACCCTGCCACCCGTAGTTCCTTTGGTGTTGCGTGAGATATCAAGGATCTTGCTGGCTAGGATCTGCTCACTGTACAGGGGCTGGAACGCAGTCTTCACAGACTCCAGTAGCTTCTGATCCCAAGTTCCGTTCATCTTCATCAGGGCAATGATAGGATCACGGAAGTAGTTGTACGGATCGACGTAGGACAGGTTGACCTGATTGACGTTACCCTTATCGTCACGGCCAAGGTACAGCTTGGTAGCATACTTATCCCAAGGTGCATCCAGCTTGCGGATTGCCTGATCCTCATCGTCATCGATGCCCATCGCAGATGCGATGCCAGCTGCGACTGCGCTGAATCCAATGCTGGCCATCATGGTTCCTGCCAGCCTGTAGGCACCAGCCTGACGGATGGCAGGGTTGTCGCTCCTCAGCTCGTCGTTGATTGTGCCGAGAAGATTGTAGCCAGTCCTGACCACCTCGAGCGGGAAGCTGATGAAGGCACCGACAAAAGGTTGGGAGCGGAGGACGTTACCAAGGCGAGGGATACGGCTGTAGGTAGGCAGGAGGTTAAGAACCTTATCAGCTGCCATAGGCTCCAGCTTGGACAGGGGCTGGGTTGGGTAAGCCCTTCTAAGTCTGGACAGCTCGACCTCGAAGGCCACGATCTTAGGGATGGCATCACCCAGCTGGTAAAGGTTGGTGGCACCACGGCCAATAGCCTTTAGCCCTTTAGTAACATGGTTGTCTAGGAAGTCGGCAGCTGTGCTTACGTTCGCATCCTTGAAGTATGACTCCATTTCGTTTGCGAATACGCTTTGCCCAAGGATGCCCAGCCGAGTCAGCTTGGCGTTGTAGTCACGGAACTCTTTGCTCTTATTAATCCCGAGCTGGGTACCAGCGGAGGGCAGTGCCAGCGTCCTGAGCTTGTTGAGTGCGGTGATCCCGTCAGGCGAGAAGATGTATCCGTTAGCGACTAGGAACGACCCGTTGCCGAGCAAGTTCCTGACCTGCGTCTGCACGGACAGCACAGTCTTGGCGAACTTGGAGAACCCGTTGGCCTTAAGGTAAAGCTCGCCCATCTTGCCCAAGAAGTCCTGAGCCTTGGCACGACCACCAAAGGTATTGCGAAGTGCTGTGGCGATCTCCTCGCTGGTGTAGACATCGTTGCTCATACCATCGATGAACATGTTCAGAGGGCTGGCAGTCCTGCTTCCGTCCGATACCAGCTTGGTCGTAAACCCAGTGCGTGGAGTGGCGAAGAAGATCTTGTTCATGCCAGCGTCCCGCATTCCTTTGAGCATGTTGTGTGCCTCGAGAAACCCAGACATCTTTTGGACGGACTTGAGGAAGTTAACCCGAGGATCTTTGATCTCACCCCACAGCATGCGGATCTCCTCGGGGATGGCCTTTCTCGCTGTGATAATGGAAAGATCTTTTGTCAGCCCGCTACCGATCTGGCCAAAGGGGCTGTCTGTTTCGGGCGAGGCAAGGTATTCGATCTGGCCGTCAACCTCGGCCTTCGTTACGCCACCGCTACGAGCCTTGGCTAGGCCAGCCTGATAGTCGGCCTGATAGGTTCCCGAGTTAGGGTTGATCGCCACCTCACCACGGGCAAGGCTTTGCTCCTTGGCATACGCATTTGCGTACTTGTTGTGGAGGTAAGATGTGACAGTGGTAACGAGCTTGTTCTGCACCTGCTTCGGCAGGGTGTTGAAAGGATTCTTATAGTTGGGGTTCTCCCACTTCTCGTAGCTGCGGTTTAGGTAGACACCCTTGTTCGCCTCGAGGACGGGCTTGAGATCTTCGGAGATTGCACCAGATCGGAGTAGGTCTTGGGTCAGGCTGTCGATCAGGTTGCGGGCGTTGCCAACGGCAGAGGCAACATCGGTTGGGAGTTTAGCCCTAGCCAATGGATTCTGTAGACCCTCGTTAATTCTAGCGATCTCTACCTCGGGGAGCTGGTCGAGTGACTTGCCGTAGGAACGCTTCACTGCTGCCTCGATATCTGAAACTGCGTTCTGCGCCCGAAGCATCTTCTCGTTGACGTTGAAACCACGCTGCTCGGTCATGCGGAAGATGTCGTATGGCAACGCACCGCCAGTGCGTAGCTGTTGACGGCCAAAGGAGATGACGGGTTCTAGGATCTGTCTGGCTTGCTCACCCCGTGTAGAGAACAAGAAGTCACCCCTGTTGCCCTCAACTGCGCCCTTAACAAACGCAGTGTTGCCAATAAGAATAGCCTCGTCAGCTGAGACAACTGGGTTCCCGTTCTCCTTGTTATAAAAATAGCTGTGACGCTGTGGGTCAAATCCAACCTGCTGATAGTTTTCAAGTAGCCCAGCTGGCGCATTTGCCATCGGAATGTACTTACCCTCGACGGTTGCAAGTGGAGTCTTCGAGTATCCTTGGGCTATTGAAAGAGTTACCTTCTCTGACGCATTAAAGAATCTCGCATCTTTTACTGCAGCGATCCTGTCGTATCCAATGACCTTACCAACCCTGCTCTTGCCTTCTGCTTGGTTGTGAACGGTCACAACATAGTTGCCTGTCCTGTTATAAGACGGGATATCAATGCGAAGTCCGACAGGAGTTCCCTCCTCAAGAGTTCTCGCAGCTCCGTACATCCCCTGCTTGCCAGCGTCGAGAGATGACCTTGCCTCATCATCCGTGAGGATTGGGATGGATGTTACTGGACGGGCTGGCTTCTGTTCTTCAGAGATTCTGTTTAGTTCTTCTCTGGATATCCTGCCCTCAAAGAAGTCGTTAGCTGCCTGCTGGATTACCTCGTTACGAGGCTGTGCCCCACGAGTGGAGGCTCTTACTTCTTCGGGTAAAACTTGCTGCGTGTCTCGTCCATCACTGAGAGCGTTTGCTCGACTGAGGGCAGTCTGCCTTCTTTCCTCAATCGCTCGACTGTCTGGTATAACTTCTCTGCGCTGAATGCCTCGCTCTTGGAGGAGTTTGGCTGTTCCATCGGAGTGCTTGTAGTATCCGATTTTTGCCCCGAGGTCTTTCCAAAGTCCGATCTCATATACCCACGATACTGCCTGTAATTCAGCAACACTCAAGCCAAGTTTATCGGCTGCAAATCTAACTGCTTCATCCTGAATCTTAAGTTCCGCTGGTGTGGGTGCCTGAATGATCTCACCGTTAGCGTCAAGAACCGTGCCCATCATCCTATTCCACATACGGCTAAAGTGAAGATCAGCAGTAAGAACGTCATAGTTGCCGTTCATGTTGAGGTGATATGCGCCACCCTTCTGGCCGAAGATCATTGACCCATACTTAAGATCATCCTGTTTGCCACCCACGTTTGGGTTGTATTCCCTGAGTTCTTTAATTGGATGTTTCGACAACAACCAGTCAGCAGCACCCTTCTCGCCCTTCTCTGCCACGAGCCTGTTAATCCTGTTCAGGTAAATCTCCACCGTCCCGCCACGGACAGTCCATCCCTTGCCGTCATCCTGTCTTGGCTTAACTGGGAACTGCTGATTGGAGGAATCCCAGATCCGCATGGTGGTTAGCGTCTCTGCCTTGGGTGTCTGGCTAAACGAATTGCCAACAAGCATGGCCTTGAACAAGACCATCTTTTCTGGAATGGAATCAATCGACTCTGGGTACAGCTGGGCAAGGTCTGCCTCCATCTGCTCGATATCCTGACTATACCAAGTCATGCCAGTGTCTTCCTGTTGGAGCTGATAGGATACCTCAGACCATGTGTTTATAAGGTACTGAGCCATTCTAATATCGGCTGGAGTATCCTTAGTGAGTGGCTTTTGGATTCGGTCAATGCTTCTTTGCTGAAGGAAATTGGCTACTTCTTTTACTGAAGGCTTCTCAAGCCTTACACCATCACGCCTTAACGGCACCGACTCGACGGAGACTGCGCCCCGTGTCGAGGCTACTACTTCTGGCGACCCTGCTTCTTGAAGGCTTCTGCCTTGAGACTGGATTCGTCCCGCTTGGACAGCTGGGTTGACGGCTCGTCTAACGGACTCGACCGCTGTCCGAAGACTCCCTTTTCGTCCAGCGAGGTAATCAACTTTTCCACCCAGCTCTTGTAGTCTTCCCCTGTCTGAGGGCGTGTAAAGGCCACTGGCTCGTAGGTCTCTGACTGCTGGGGCTGTGTCGATTGTTTGCCCAGCGGAGATGTCGAAGATTGCATCTTGTTTGCCATTTTCAGCAACATAAAGCGCATCGGTCTTATTGTCGAGAACGAAAGAAATATCATAGACAAACTTGTACTGGTCTCGGGGTAGTGCCTCATTGTTCTCAGTTGTTTTCAGCCACCCACCAAAGTACGCACCCGCTCCCCCAACATTCGCCAACCTCTGGCCAATACCATAAGCCCTAAAGATATCGTCGTTGCTTAGAAGGTAGGATCTAAAAGCCTTTATACCCTCCTCCCTGCTCATGTTCAGGGGCATTTCGCCTTCTGTATTCTTAGATGGGGCTACAATATATCCAGTCGTTGGAGCATCGAATAATATCGGGTCAACAGTAAATCCATCTGGGTTGTTCCTTGTGTAATCAAACAGCTGCTCGTACTTGGCTAGGCCACGGATCGAAGTCTGTGGCTCCTCGTTAATGCCAGCACGACCAGCCCGAACAGCTTGCTCTACCCTTGTCCGTAATCCCTTAAACCTGTCACCTTGGTCTAGGAATGATCTGAACTCTAGGTTCAGCCTCTCCCCGTGACCCGTGTATCGAAGGAACCTGTCGAGCAGGTTTCTGAAAGCACGACCAGCTTTGTCCATGACGCTGCTCTGCTCGCTGAGTCCCTTAGCCCACTGGTCGTTTGTCCAAGCCAGACGCTCAGAGAAGAACTCCTGTACTGACTCCATGACACGAGGACTCACCTCAGCCTTCAGTCCACCAAACTCATCGAACAAAGCACCTGTCCTAGACTCTGTCTCTGCCCTCCATAGACCCCTGATCTCAGCCTGTACACCAGCTGGGAGCGTGTCCCAGAAGGCGTGGCCAAGCTCATGGATCATTTCCCTGCGAGCCATAGGCATCGTGGCGAGCTTGTCCGACAAGAAGACCATCGCCTTCCTTCCGTCCGAAGCCCGCTTGTAGTAGGCAACAGCACCCTTTGGAACCTGACCAGATTCAATTAAAGGAGTGATGTCACCCACCTCAAAAGTGATGGCATTGCGTAGGGCTGGAGATGAGATGCTGTTCCACAGGTTCTGGAAGCCTTGGACAAGCGAGAGCTTCTGAGATGCGCTTGGCGGTGTGTTGCGCTCGGAAGCTAGGATGTATCCCTCTGGTCTTGCCGTTAGTCCACGAAGCTCAGTCTCCCGCATCCCGATCATACGATTAAGTCGGGCTACCCTCTGCGAGGTCTCCTGCTTATTCTCGATCTTGTTACCCTCTGAGTCGTACCTGATAACTTCTCTAGCCGTGTTAGGATCGTACTCGGTTGTGCCAGCGTTAGGGTTTTCGCCGACAAGGATCTGCCTTGCGAGTACACCCTCACGGATCTTGTAAAGCCGTTCGATCTCATTGCTAAGAACAACCTGACGAGCCACGCCACGATCATCTCGTGACACGGATTCTGGGATGATCTGATTGTCTGGGAGAAGTGTTTGATCTGTAACCCTGCCAAGCTGCATCTCACGCTGGGCTTCTGCGATCAGCCTGCGATCCATCTCCTGCTCTGTCTCTAGGCCAAACTCTTTTGCGATACTGCTGGTTGGAGAGATGATGCGACCCGTGAACTGGGATCGTGTCGCAGTCCTCGGATCTGCTGGGCTAGTGATTGGGTTTAGAAGGGGGCTGTCATCTGTTACGTCACGAACCCTGACTGGCTCACCCGTCCTGAACTCTGCCTCCCACAAAAGACCTTGAGGGGTATGGAAAGTAAATGTCTCTGTATTGTTTCCATCCGCATCCTGACTAACGCTACGACCAAGGGGTACGCTATTGATCGCAGGGTTCTGGCCAATGTCTGGCACTTCTCCAGCAAGCCGATCCCCGAACACAGTCTTGGGGGTTGAGGTTGTCTCAGTTTCCCCAGTCTCAATATCAATCCTCTGCTGTGTGGTTGTGTTAGCGTTTCTTGCTGCCTCAGTAATCTGTGTCAGTCGTTCTGGAGTTAGTGATGCAGCTAGGTCTGCTTTGCTCTTAAGCTCGTCGGATAGTTTGTCAGCATAGAAAGCCTCGTTATCACGGGTGATTGCATTCACACCGCCACCGATCAGTCCTCCAGTTACGAGTCCTACCGCACCAGACTGCAGTGCCCCATCCATGATTCCCCTGTTCGGATCGTACCCAGCAAACTTAGAGGCAACGAAGTTGTTGGCCATCTGGGCACCAGTCTCCTGTAAGAACTCTTCGGTAGCCCCCCTGACCACACCACGAAGGATGGATCTCTTGGCAATTCCAGCCGTTAATCTACCAGCAAGACCACCAAGAGGTATTGCCTCTGTCAGTCCGATAGCACCGCCAGCTAGGGATGATGCCCTCGAAGTAAACTCGTTTGCACCTGCCTGCTTCGCCTCTTCATAGATTGATCCAGCGTTTGTTGCAGCTCCAAGCACAGCTGCTGTACCAAGTCCGACACCAGTTACTATAGCTGCTGGAGCTTCAGCTGGAACTGCTGCTGCTGCAGCTGCAGCCACACCAAAGAACCCCAGCGCACTTCCAAGACCTTGGGGCAGTAGGGTATTAATGAAGTCATTGCGTAGGCGAGGATCTTCGATGCCAGTTGTCTGCTTAACACTCTCGTCGATATCCTGTGCGATCTTATAGATATCACGCTCAGTGACTGGAGTGTTGTCATCGTAGTTTCCGAGAGACTCGCCAATGGCTTGCTGGGCTAGGGCAGCTGCCTTGAAGGCTGATGTGAAAGTTCCAGATGCGCCCTTGTAGATATTGCCAAGGAATGCAGATCCACGCTCAACCGCACCGAGGTCACCCAGCGCATCCTGCGATGCAATCTTTACAAACTCGTCGGAAGCCTGACCAACTTCCTTTTCATCTCTAGGCTCAACCTGCGTGTAATACTCCTGAACGTACTGGGAGTACTTGTTGATCGTATCTACTTTACCCTCGGTGGGTAATTCTTCGTACCCTACTTGGGCTTTTATGTCATCCCAAGGTGTGATCGCCATGATCAGTTACCAGACTTCAGCTTCTTTTCTTCCTCGATAATGTCTGCTGCAATTCTACGCATGGCTGCAGTGTTCACATTTCCTTTTGCGTTCTTTTGCCCTTTGACTGATTCAAATTCTTTTTTGAGTGCCTCGATTTTCATCCTGCTGGCGTTCGCACTTTCAGACGCAATATCTTCTTTGCTACGAACTCGGCGACCAGTGCCACCTCTTGCTGCTGGGTTTTCCGCTGGTTCAGCAACTCCACTTTCCTGCATCATAGAGTCAACCTGATCACTGGTTGACGAAGGCTTACTTCTCTCAACTGGTACTGGACTCATATCTGCGCCAGTTGGGGCTGCTTGTCTTGGTGCAGTTGCCTTACTACCAAAGATACCACCAAGAATGCTTGAGTTCTTCTCAGCTGCGATCTCTGGTGCGTTGCCCTTAAACATGGACTTGTAAGCCTCAAGATCTGCAGCGGAATCAAATACTGCCTTAACAGTTGATCCGTCTGCGTCTGTCGTATTGTACTCGAACTTCCCGCCACCAAGAGACTTTGTCATCATCTTCATTGCATAGTCACTGTTCTGCAGTCGTGCCTGTAACCTTTGCTTTGCAGTGTTATCTTCATCTGTACCGTAGCCACGCTCCTGCATCATCTTGTCCAGCTTCGACATTTCACCCATAAGGTTAATCTGTTCATCTGAGTGTGCGTTAAGTGCTGCCGTGATTGCCGTGAAAGACCTAGCACCCTTTGAAACTGGATCGTTGCCACTGAAAGCACCACCGCCACTAGACCTAGCTGACTGCATTCTTTCTTGAGCTGCAATTCTTTGAGCCTGCATCTCTTTCTCTGCGTCCAGCTTCCTCTGCGATGTAATCGCATCCAGACCAGAGTTCATCATGTACGCCCCAGCCTGTGCTACTCCTCCGTAATAATCTGGCATATTAAGCTCCGTATCCGCAGATGGCCTTAGCCCTGCGAACTTGTTTTACCTTTGTATCCATCCAGCGTTTGATCCATCCCTTGAGGGTTGCTTTACCACTGATGTAATTAGCGATCCGTTCCCCGTGCTTGATGTATCCGTTCAGCATCCACTTCGGTGCCATGCTCAACATCCATTCCCTAAAGATCATCCACTCAGGATTGTCTTCACCGTAAACCTCACGAGCCACCCAGCACACAAGACCACCGATACCCATTCCCAACCCAGCAATACCTTGAGCTGCGCCAATAATCTGTGCGCCCATTGGCTGGTAGGTGGAAGCCTGATAGGCAAGCTGTGCGTTATAGCCAGACATCGCTGTCGAATAGTTCTGTGCGTTGATACCCTGACCCTGCAGATATTGCTGACCCCCCAAGAAAGCTGCGTTCTGCAGGGGCTGCATTGTGTTAGGCGAGAAGCCAGAGGCACCAGTCGAAGGGCTACCAATCTGTCCGTTGGCAATCGGGGCGAGTCCAAGATAGCTCTGCGTATTTGCGATCCGTTGCTGTTGGAGCTGTTGGCCTACATTAAACTTAGCAAGAACTTCGGCAGCACTGGCTGCGTTACCATACATGTTTCCACGAGCTGCCTGAGAGGAGCGGATATCCTGTTCTGCTGTGCGAGCCTGATCGGCTGAGAGGCTAGATCCCAAAGCAAGTTCGCTAGAGATCTTTTCACCGAGCTGTTGGTTGGCCTTAAACCGCTCGGGGTCTGTCATCTCCAAGATTCTGCGTTGTTCTGCTACTGCATCGGTGCCGTATCTTTTTGAAAGTGTAATTGCGTTTTCGACCTGTGCGTCTGAGGTCTTACGCATGATATCAATATCTGTGGGTATGCTGGCTTCTTTGCCTTTCCTATATGCTTCTAGTGTTAATGGATACCCTGTAGTTGCGTAGTATTCCATCGACTCCTTGTTCGCAGCTCCAGTATCTGCGGGAGACACTGAGGGCGGGGGCGGGGGTGCAGGAGGAGGTGAAGGAGGTGAACCCATATTAGTTTGTTATCTATAACTGTTTAGAAGACGAAAGCAGTCGGGTCAAGCCTTTATAAGAGAGTCTGGATAGGACTGGAAACGGGTACTCTTTTATAACCCCACCAAGGTGATTCCTTCTGGCAGCAAACTTTGGCCTATCCCCCCATACGGTAAGCAGTAGGTCTATTAGTCTAGCAAGGTTCTCTGCCTTCGGGGCTATGACCAGCTCGATCCAGCATATGTCGCAGTAGGGGTCGCTGTAGTATGGGTCTTCTATAGCCCTTTGGACGGTGTCAACAAACCTGACCATAGCCATAGCCTCTATCCCGTCCTTGCCCTTAATGTAGCCAAGCAGCTTGTTTTCACGGTACCACCGCATCCAAGGCTTGAAGTCGCCCCAACACATTGAGGGGCTGTAGTGTTCCTGAACGAACGACTGAATCGAGTCTAAGTCTTCCTCAAACCCCGAGGCCACGCTGATCCTCTGGAACCGAGTAATCTGTTATAGCAGTCTTACGAAGGGGGTTGGTATCACGGTAGTACTGATTAACCATCTTGTACCACTCGTTGCGCTGGGCATTGGAGGACTCAATCATCTCTTTAGTTCTAGGAATGTAAACCTCTTGACGCTCCTTCTCGTAAGCCTCTCTACGCCTCTTTTGATCTGAACGATCATCAACGTAAGGGTCTGGTGCTGGTGCTGGCGATGATCCTCCTCCTCCCATATATATGTTTCTGTATGCCTAGCAGTTGGCAGATGTCAAGTGACTAGGTATGGCTGCAGGTATGCGGATATGGACATGCCACGGACGGCCAGATACCCAGAGGCCGAGCTGACCCTGAACATGATCTCCCTGAAGTAGTCCAGATCGATCATAGTGTCACCATGAGTCTGGATTGGCGGGAAGCCGTCCATGTACTGCGGAAGGTTGAACGGCAGGTTAAGAGGTGAGCTTGCTGTTGGCACAGTGCTGAGTGTCTCCCAGTCCCCGTTGTCCATTGAGTATTCAATCGTGGCAACGGCATCTGAGTTGTAGAACTCGATCTCGCTCTTGTTACCCAGCTTTCTCGAGCCAGCTTCGGCGAATGTCATTCCTCTTGTGGCAATGCTCGTCGGGATTCCGACCCCGCCAGCGTTCGGCGTGGATGCGTCATCAGAATATGAAGAGCAGTTGAAGAGCCAAAGTTATGTCCCCTTCTCCACATGTAAATCCTCCCGCTTCGATCTCCAATCACGAGGCCAGTAAACAGTGCAGTTGCAGCAACTGTATTCGGTAGCGTGATCCCGTTGGATGCCTGAACTCCAGAATACGGATAGAACCTGCCAGACCACTCACCAACCCAGCATTTGTTGGATGTATCAAAAGCAACTGTGATAGTACCACCTGTCACCGTCTTTGCGGAAAGGATCACCGTGTTCTCGTGGAATACCATCGAGATTTCGCTGGGCTGGGTAATATCGATCTGCTTGATCTTATCTTCGATTGGTAGCGATATCGGAAGACTGACCGCTTGCTCCTGTCCTTGGAGTGTACGACTTAGAAGCCGAACTCCGTCACGGGACATAAACATAACATCAGATCCGACCCTAAGCGTTGCCGACTGGCTCAGGGCACCGTTGGCGTTCTCAACTGTTTCGACTGAGAAACCACCAGCAGATGTCTGGGTAATACCACTTACAACAAATACCCTGTTCTCCTTAAATACTGCGATACGGTCACCCGTCCACTCGACGATTGCAGTAATCGGAGAAGAGTCTCCACCTATCCTAATTGCATTTGTTGCGGTATCAAAGTTTGATGTCAGGAAATCTCCCACATAAAGCGTGTCTGGGTTACTTGCGGTTACGGCAAATAGCCTTCCCCTCGTACTGATCAGTCTATTAATCCCAGCGGGTGCTGATACGGCTCCAGAAGTTGCTATAGTTGTTACGGCAGTGCCGTCCCAGAACTTAAGCTGACCACCAGCAGATCCGTCGATAAAGTAGAGCTTATCTGCTACCGTAGCCGTATAGACCCTGTTACCAGATGTATATGCAGATGATGCGCCCGTCTGCCATCCCGTAGCCCAAGTTGAAAGGTACTTAAGATCCCCGCCAAAGAATGCAACCAGCTGTGTTGTGCTTGTATTCCTGTAGGAGGCAAGACCGCTAATATAGGAGTTAACCCCAGTGGAAGGAGTGAGAACAAGGCCAAGCCTAGTATGAACAAGCCCGTTCTCGTCTAACTCGACATTGACCAGACTTGTACACTGGTTCTCACCCAAGATCCTCGCCTGAGTGTTGGAGTCTTCCCCACCGCTAAACTGCCTCTGCCCGTCGAAGACCAGAGGCGTATCTAGGGCTTCGTCAAAAATAATAGGCATGGCTTATTGGAAGCTGATCGTGCTTCCCCCGTAGTCCCAGTCATCACGGCTCCACTCACCGTTAAACGCAGCTGAGACCTCGAAGCGGGATGCGCCCTGAGAACGCTCGACGTTGCGGGCTAATGATAAAAGAGTAAGGGCTTCGGACTGTTTGGCCTGAGCCTTGGCGTAAGCCTGCTTGTATTCCAGCATGTCGGCCTCGACAAGTGTAAGCAGTGCCTGCTCTGCGGTATTGATCACACATACATCGTCATCCTGCTCCATCGAGCGGTAGGCAGACACACCGTTGTTTGTTACACGGATCTTAGTCTTGCAGAGGACAGAGAGTGTTCCCGCTTCGGAAGAAGCACTTAACAGCTGTATTCTGATATTGCCAGCGTCAGACCTTGAAAGGATCACGAAGGATGTTGTATTGCCAGAATCGGTGAAAGAGCTTGGTGACATCATAAATGCCGAGCCGTAGTTGGCTGGGTCGATTGCGGTTGTGCCGATCTTGACTGCGACAGGAAGATCCATGTTCGTGTCAGAGATTGTGACAATAGAGCTTCCAGAGCTGATGGCCTGAGTGGTCACGGCCATGCTGTTTGCCCAGAGCTGGCTGTCCCAGATCATCTGGTAGCGGTTCTTACAAAATGTTTTAACAGCAGCTACGGCACCAGCGGAGGTGTCGTGGGTCTTGATGCAGACTTGGTTGGCGATCTGGTCGAGGGTCATTTATCCCTCGCTGGGTTCGTCGGTGGGGGTTGCTTCTTCAGCTACTGGAGCTACTTCTTCAACAACAGGCAGTTGGGGTTCGTCAGCAGGGAGCGGTTCGTTGCCTTCGGACAGCCATTTTAGGTAGGCTTGGTAGTCGGTGTTGGCTGGGTCGAATGGGACGCAGGCGTTGTCATAAGTTCTCCTTACAACATTTTCAAATAATGTTTTTTTGTACATATTAAAGCTCTGCTGATAATTTCGGTGTTCCATTTAATATCAGTTGTGCTGGTGATATAGCACTTGGGTTTCCAGTAGCTCCAATTCTAAAAGAGTATTTTGTTAAAGCAAAACTTGATGTCGCAGTATTAAGTGCTGCGCTAGACGTTGCATTCCAAAATGTTCCTACTGTTGTTCCAAATTCACCAGTCGGCAATGCTCTCATTGTTACTGGGAGCGATAGTGACGCTGATTGGGTATTTCCATTCAAGAAATGTGAGTTAACTATTGTGTCCGTTCCTGTTCCAAATTCATAAGCTATAAAATACCTCTGACACAACGCCAACTCCGTACCAATCGGCCTACGCTCAAAGTCGGTTGCGGTTGAGCCTGCTTCGAGTTGGACTCCCGTGATGTAGAAGGTGGCTCCGTTAGTGCCGACTACTGAAGTTGCTCCTGTGGTCGAAAGAAAAAAACCACCAGCCCAAGCCCCAGCAGTTCCGCTATTCGTGCTTCCAGCACCCAGCCCAAGTGCTAACCATATTCCAGCACCATTACCTGTTTCCCATGTTCCAGTTGTATCGCCAGATACTGTTATTGTTTTTTGTTCCCATGTATTCGCAGAAGATATGCTGTAACTAAATGGATAAGAACGGTTATTCGCCGAGTTTCTTAGCGATCCTCCAAATGTTCCAGTTAAAGAGCTTCTCACCCAAAATGACACTGTTACAGTTTTGGCTGACGCTGTACCCCATGCTAAATCAGAGATATTAAGACCTTCAAGAGCGTGTTGCACCAAGAAGAAATCTGACGATGTAACCGAATACGAAGATTGTGATGTCACTCCTAGGTAGTTTGTAAACCCACTTGGAGGAGTTACAGATCCAGCATTCTGCTGTGCAATTAACTTTCCGCTAGTGGATTGAGATACTTGGAATCGGTCGACGACATACCCATTGATTGTATTTGCTGTAGCAGCCCCAGCGAATCTCTGGTCAATCCGCATATCCCCATTGATGATACGGTTGCGGAAGCCAGTCTGAGCAGAGGTTTTCTGTAGACTGCCGTCATTGAAGGTTACGCCGTTTGTGCCGTTGATGGATACGCTCATTGCTTAGTCCCTGATTCTTCCTTCGCCTGCTCCTGAATCTTCTCAATCACGACAAAGACAGCTTCGTATGGCATGCGCCCGAGTGAGGCTAGGATGGTGTTGATTTCGCTTACGGATAGGTCGAGTTTCATAAATTAGCAAGCCATCAGCACGCAAGGGACGCAATAACTTCCATCCTCGTATGTACAGGTAACATTAGTTGAGGTTACTTTAGCAATGGTCTTGGATCGGATGATGTCATCGCCTTGAGGCTTGGCTGTTCCATCGCCAGCAGACATTAACAAATCACCACGATTAACGCTTGTTCCTTGGGCAATGCGGATAACCATATCTCCTGTCATTGCCATATTCAGATCGTATGGATTGTCTTGATCGTCATTATCCCAATTAACAAACACGCCTGCTGTATTCAAATCGCCTTCAACGTCTGAAATTTTAACTTTGTTTAACTGCTCGTTAGGGAGAAGGTTCCCATCCGCATCTCTCCATTCACACATTGCGTCAAGATTGGATAATACAGTTCCTTTTTTAATTGCTGGATCTCGCTGTCCATCTAGAAGCTGTGACCATCTGGACAGGTGGCCTCCGTTGTAGGACACTGTTGTTCCAGAAACCTGTATGCTTCCCTCAGATGTGCCATCTTGGTAGAAATTAATTAATGTACCATCGGTTGTTATTCTATTTATATTTACAACAGGAGAATTAGATACTGTAAATTCATTTGCGCCTGTGCTTAATAAAGCTCCAGCAGTTCCTAAGGCTGTTGTTGTTTTTCCAACCATTACAAACCCACTCGAATCAATGCGCATACGCTCTGTTTGGCCAGTGCGGATTATTAATGCTTGGGAACTCATTGTCCCAATATAAGATTCGGCTGAGTCTTGTCCAATCATCTGAAGACCAGTCGTTCCAGCATTTCCAGTAATTTGAATCTGATTTCCTGCGGAAAGAAAAAGAGTTCCACTTACATCTAGCTTACTACGAGGACTCGCAGTCCCCACACCAACATTCCCGCTCAAATCAACACTAAGAATATCAGCTGTTGTCGCACCGCTATTGCCCCTCGCCAGCTTGATCGTGCCATCGGGTGAGGATGGGACGGAGAGAGTGAAGTTTTGGGTGGCAGTTGCTGACTGGCCGATTTGAACTGAGTTGGATTTTAGGAGGCTCATAATTATCCTTTATCGAAAAACTACAATACCATAATTTGAAGAATCACTTCTTGTATTTGCTGTTGTGCCAATTTTGCCTGTGTCGCCAAAATACAATGTAACAGAGCTAGTGCTATAAGTTAAAACTCCACCAACAAGAATATGGTCAGATTGTGCGTGATTATTCGATGCAACCACATAATTAACATCTGGCATAGCCACAGTAAAGTTTACTGTATAATTTCCAATGTTATTTTTTAGGACGCTTGTGACATTTCCAGAGGCTCGGATCTTTACGTTAGCACCATTTGTAGATGCTCCAGTATCGCCCTCGTTGCGTGTACTATCAAAATTAACCCAAGCCCTAGCTCCGTAAATAGGAGCAGAACCAGTCTGCGCTCCATCTAGCTTTGCAGCAGTAATTGATGCAGCATTCACTTTCGCAGTCGTTACCGCACTACCAGCAATATCAGCAGTCGTAATGCAATCGTCAGGCAATCCCCCTGCGGAGATTCCAGTAATCGTTCCAGTTCCGTTGATTGCTATAGGCATATTAAACTATTGTCCAAGTTGAGCCACTGGGGACAGTAACAGTCACTCCATTGGCAAGCGTTATTCCACCAGCAGTCATTGCGTTCTTGCTTGCTGTTATTGTGTAGCTCGAGTTGAGAGTAATATCGTTCTCGTAAAACATTCCACCAGCAGCACCAGCAGATGCTGTGGTGGCGTTTGTAATCTGACCCCTAGCATTTACGGTAAGCACTGGAACAGTCCCACCAGAACCATAGGTTCCAGCTGGGCTTGGCGATAAATCTGATGGCTGTGCATTAAACGCAATGGCACTTGTTATCCTGCCCTTTGCATCAACCGTGATCTGCGGAATAGATGTAGCTCCACCATACGTTCCAGCGGTTGCTCCACTGTTCTCTAGCTTTGCTCCAATTACAGAAGAATCCGTAATCTGTGCCGTGCTAATCGCATTGGATGCAGTTGTAGTCCAAACTCCAGATGTAACCTTCAGTAACGATCCGTTGTCACCAGATGTTACATTCGGAAGGTTACCAGCAACTACAGCAATCGAGTCAACATACGCTTTTGTAGTTGCGTCCCCAGATGCAGTTGGTGCGCCAAGGTTTGTGATTTTGCTCGAACCCATGTCGAGGACTCCAGACATCGTATCACCAGTTTTAGCGACCTTTGTGTCGGCGTATGTTTTCGTTGCTGCATCTGAACCAACCGTTGGGGTGGCTACACCAGTAATTTTTGTCGTACCCGCATCAAAGATTGCCGAGGCGTTCTTCTTTAGAAAGTTTGAGGCAGCAACCTTGCGGATTGCTGTTGCGCTGTCATCAGCGATTGGAAGTGTATCGGTATCTGCTACTGGATCTGCAAGAGCTGTGAGGCTTGTGATAGCCGTCACGTTCATGCTCGCATCTTCCACAAGCTGATGGAGCTTCGTGTTTGTCAGCTCCTCAGTTGAGGTAAATGTCTTCCCTTTGGTAAAATTCGGCATCTCTTGGGTACTCTATTGGTAGCTTCTTAGCAGTCAAGTGCAGTTATTATAAACCTAAAAGAGACCAGCTGGGACTTTCGCAGTCAGCCCTCCGTACCTGCATGGTCTTCTTTCGCCCCAGTTTAGCTATTGGCATAATCATCCAAGACCCAAACGGCTCAAGCCATATGGCCATATGATCAATATCATGTTTTTTGTATACGGCCTTCTTAGATGTCTTATGGCTTACGCATACCCTGCACCTACTTGTAGACCTAGATCCAACCCTGTTTAACACTGTCATCCAGCTACTTTTAACCTGAACCTTGTAGATTCTACCCCTTGAAACAACCAGCCAATCGTATGGTTGGGAGTCTCCGATAGGCTTACAGGGCACCCCGCCCCTCTTGAGAACCTCCAAGCAGAACATCTGTTCGGCCAGCTCGCCGAACTTCTTGCCCTCTTTCACCTAGCAGTTCCAAGCCCTCAGCGATTTATTGATTCGTGAATCTGGATCTTTGGCTGTCGAGCTAGATGTCAGCTTTTTCTTCATGCCAAGCATTCTGGCGCAAAAAGCCTTCCTTCTTTCTCTATCGCTGTCGGTCTTTGGATTGGGTGCTGGTGCCTTTAGATTGCCTCCCGTAGCCCGATTGTAGCTACGCCTTCCAGCCTCGTTAAGTCCACCAGATGGATCTTTGCCCTCCTTGCGCTGCCAAGCTGGGCTTTTATACGACATTTACTGCCGTCCCCTTACGCATAACCGTCTTGGTGTCGTGGCTACCCCAAGCCTTTTCAAACACACGCCTTGGGGTCTTGATGAATCCACCCTTGGATTCGATGGCCTTGTACCCTGCCCTGATCTTGTTTGCGGTAATTGTGGGATCATAGGCAGTCCCGATAAAAGCTATACTGGAGGGTACGGTAACCCTGTTGGGGAACTTGTCCCTGTCTTCCACTGGAAGAACTCTGATGGTCTTAGACCCGTCAGCCTCACGATATTCGTATGCTGGCATGCCATCTGTTTAGCAGTTATAGCTAATCCTGTAAATAGAAAACCCCCCATTGCTGGGGGGTTCTCTAGACTTGCGGGGACGTACCCCAAGTCACGACTCTAGTTAAAGAGTTACGAGCTGATCGTGCGAGTTCTGCTCTTTAGAACACGAGCCTTCTTAGCGTTCAACACTTGAACAGCCCAATGCGCTTTCCATCCAGCATAGATATTCTGGTTGAGAATATCAGATTTATCGGGTTTATCCACGATAACAACGGAAGGAGCGTAAGGGGACATGCCACCATAATTGACCGTACCAAAGGCACCATTCGTAAGAACATATGTCGAGACCGTGTGTCCAGATGAAGAATAAGTTCCTTCAGTGGATTCTTTCCAAGCATTCGTGTGCTGTTGCACATTCACACCATAGATTTGACCGAGCTGGCCTTTGACAATGTCAGAGACACCAGTTTTGGTATTGTATTGTGCGATGTTAACAACGGTAGAATCCTTGAGCAGATCACCAGCGACAGTCGGATCAACGATAGCGTTAAACTCTTCGTTTAAGCTGACATTCTTATCCAAGCGGATGAGCGTAGCTGCATCCAAAAGGTCGGAAGGGGTCAGGTAAACGGGGGTAGAGCCTGCACCAGCGGTTGCGAGTGTAGCGAAATCAGTCGCTGCACCAGCATAGATCTTGCTGACGGTATTGCCGTAGATGTCCTGAGTGCGGGCTGCTGCGATAGTATTTGCGATACCAGCAGCTGCGGTCACACCCTGAAGGGCATTACGAACAACGGTGTCCAAGTGGAGAGACGCATCAAGCGTCAAAGCACGGATACCTTCCTGCAGGGCTGAGAACAGCTGGCTGTAGTTAAGGATATCTGTGACCTTGAGTGCTTCACCGACTTGCGTCAGGGGGACGTTGATCTTGCGGAGTCCAACTTCACGATAAGATGAAATCGGGGTTCCTTCGGTCAAGTTGCTCACCTGAGTGCCGTCAGCTGTGGTATTCCACTGGAACATGGTGATGCTGTTGTTCCCAGTGTTGGTGGGCAGGTCATACTTCGTTCCGTAATTGTTCAGAACGAGCGTTTCAGCAACGCCGTCCAGAAGTTTTTTCGAGAACAAAGCCTGAAACTGATCCCCCAACGATGCGGGTACACCTGTAGTCATCATAGCCATATTGTTTTACCTCAATAGAACTGATTAGAAGCCGTCAGCTTGCATCGCCAAGTTCCTGACATAAGACTCAGCTTCCGCTGTACTCATATCAGTAATCTTCTTGTCGCCCATAGGCGCAGAAGGATTGGAAGATCCAAGTGACATTCTTCCTTTCAGTTTTTGATTTTCGGCCTTTAACCGCTCGTTCTCTTTCACAACATCCGCAGCAGACTCCCCAGCGAGTTGCAGCTTTGCCAGCGCATTGGCAAGGACAAGACCGTCTGGATGACGGTTCAGGAAGTCCTTCACCATAGGATCTTGATGTCCCATATAGGACATAGTGGTCTGATATAGATCAGAAGACTTATCCGTTAGGTCTGGGTTCTCTTTTACAAGACTGTCCCAGTTCTGGCGTACACGACTCTCGAATTTAGCTTGCTGATCGGCTTGGACACGAGACCTGCGAAGGTCATCCTCCTCGATAGTATTTGCTTTTTTGCGAGCTTCGGCAGCTAGATCATCACGACCTTCGTTCTCCCAGTCCTTAGCGTACTGACGGAGTTCGTCTGGTGTGTAGGCTTCACGGGCATTACGAGGAGGAGCAGCTCTAAGTTGCTCAACCTCCTGTTCCAGTTTTGCCCGTTGCTCCGCAAACTCCTTCTGCTTTTGATTGAACTGCTCCCAGAGATTGCCGAGACGATCCCGACTTTTCTGGCGTTCTTCACCAACATCAAGGCTTTTGATTTCCTTGGTGATTGGATCTTCGCTTTCAGAATCTGTTGCGGATGCTGTGCGACGAGTGGCTTTTTCAGCCGTTTCCTTCTGACCCGCAGACGGGAGTCCGTCTGTTTTACGGGGAGCTTGTGCTTCGACCTTGGGTTCGGAAAAGCCATCGACCTGTGCTGCTAGTTTCCCGAGTTCCTGTAACTCAGCATCAATACTCTTACCTGCCCCGCTCGTTTCACCCGATTGAGGTGTCGTTGCTGGTTCGGTTAATACTGCTTCATTGGACATAACGGAGTCCTTTCTTTCCCGAAGTTTAGGGGACTAAATGACCGAGATCTGCCATGTCCCCTTCGCTGGCAGGCTCGGAATCTTTACTCAGATCACTGGCACCTAGATAGTCTAGGTAACTGACCATCTCTCGACAGCCAATCGACTTACCAGCCTCAAACGGATTGCCACCAGCCATGCAGGCTCGGGCATCCCGAAGAGCGCAGTATCCAAGCAAAAGTATTTTCAGTCGTGCGCCAGACCGAGAGTTTAGAAATTGAACAAGTGCGGTACGGTCTTCATCGATCCACTTTGCTTGCGATGAATTAGAAAAAGAAAAGACACGCCAAGCTGCGGAAAAAGCCCTGATGAATTTGTATAGTGTCGCCACTTGTGGAAAGTGCTACAGCTCAACTCGCTACTGTCAACTGCTAAACAGTTATTATTTTTGGCGGGGTATCAGCCCTGCTTTTATCTTAGTTTTCTTTTGGGTCTTCTGTACGACTGGCTCCTGCTTCGGCTCGTTTCGCTCTAGCCTTGCAAGGTCTCTCCAGTCCTTGAAGTACCCGTCCTGCAGATGAGGACGCTCCCATGTAAGTGCCTGAAGGTTATAGAGTTTCCCGTTCTCAATCCCCATGCCGTACTTATGGATGTTTCCCCAGTCTGCCTCGTATCCGTCCTCTTTAACTTTTAATACGGGAACCCAATCAATCGCCCTTCCGTAGCAATGAAAGCTCTGGGGCACAGGCAAGCCCATCGCATTTGTGACGATGCGCCCAGCCTTTGTCCTACCCTGCTCATACAGATCCTGCTGCTCCTGTGGTGTCCTGTGACCGCAGTAAACATACGGAATCACACCGCCCGCAATAACCGCATCCCTCCATGCAGCCACCCGAGCTGCGAAGGTAGGCTCTAATCCCTTGAGGATATCCTGATATATGGACTCTATCTTCGCACGGGTGATCATTTGTTTCGCTCGAGTTCGAGCTGGTATTGAAGCTCATTGATTGTTGAGATTGCATCTCTTGCCCATCCTTTCACATCCTCTCCACTATTCATCACAGCCTTAAACCGATAGTCGGTTGTAAGGAAAGTTACTGTGTCTGGAGGGAGATATCTCGCACCTGTACTAGCGCACCCACCAAGGGATACCGCTAGTGCCAGTGAAAGCACGATTGATTCTATCCTGATTCTCATCCCTCTTTTTCTTGGATGCCGAATCCTTTTGTTCCTTCGGTGTCGGCATCAGCCTCAAGACGAGGTCAATGACGGCTCCGAGAAGTCGAATCACTTGTCGTTGATATGAAGGCCGAGGGTCTTTAAGAATGAAACGATCTTTTCCAGAACGCCATCATCCGCAGGTGTAGGAGTCAGCTTGACGATTACTCGTGCAAGCACGATTACAGCACCGACCACAGCCATGATATTTGCGAAGTTTTCGGTAATCCAGTTCATGTAGGTAATGTAAGACTGGTCGGGGGCGAGTCAACTACTATCGGATGCTTTGCAGATATCTTAGAGCAATAGCCATGTGAATGACTGCCCCAGTTATGTCTGACTTGGCGTAACCGCTTTTCACTAGGATCGTCCGAATGCGTTCATAGGCAATGGCATGCTTGGTTCCACCGTAGTACTCTGTTTCATCCTGCTGCTGGATTTGCATGGATGCCAGCTTGCAAGCCTCGAGAAAGATATTTCTGTCGTGTCGTGGCAGAAAGAACCAGATGACAGTTTTAACTAGCCAATTCATTTTTTCCACCAGTCTGCTGAATCTTTTGCCATAGATTTAATTGCCTTCTGAGCCTCCGATACGCTGGTCGTTAGATATACAGAAGGCTTGCCGTCGATATATCCAAGAGAAATAAAGCCTTCGTCGAGGAGGTATTGGAGGGCTTGGATTGCTTGATCGTCAGTGTTCATTTTACATTCATTGCATCCCGAGCCGCTGACATATCAGAATACCTAGGAAGTTGTGAGTCGCTTTCAGTTGGTTTGGGTGAGCAGGAACACAGTAAGAGCGTGATTAGAAGGAGTGGCATTAGTTTGTCGTAAGCGTTACGCCTCTTGTAACCAATGCTTTTGCACTTGCCCCAGCCTTAACAATAGTTGCCGTTCCAGCACCAGTAGCGGTTTGAGAGGTAATTGTGTAGGTGAATTGATTAGCGTTAACAACAGTTATGCGAGCATATCTGTTTGCATTTGTAAGCGTAGTTATTCCAGTAATACGAAGCACATCGTCAGTTGCATATCCGTGACTTGTTAGATTCACGGTACAAGTTGTTCCTGCCCCCACAAAGTTTGAGCCAGCAGTTGTAGTTGAGCCTAGATTAGAAGGAGCAGATGAGGTTCCTGTTATGGTAGCCGTTCTAAGGTTAGTAGAACTAAAAGCCATTGTATTGTTTGTCCCGTCCATATAGGCGAGGGCAGATAAGATATTATCTACGGTTGTCTGATTAAAGGCGCAAGAGGATGCGGTAAAGTTTCCATTGAGAACTTTCCAAGTTCCCAATGTTGGTAGAGTTAGTGTGGTGCAATTCGGTGCAGCAAAACCTAAAGCAGAGCCAATATACACAATAGAAGAAAGATCGACGGAGGTTGCAACATTAAGATTAAGAGAGCTACCTCCAGCGATGGAAGTAACCACCTTTAATTTGGGCAGACTTAAAGATGATAATGCCGTAAAATTGGAGGGTATGTTTGAAGCAAAAATAAGTTCTGGCACGTTAAAGGTTGTAAGAACTGATGCGCTAGAAAAACTTGCAAACGAACCACCAACTACTTTTAATTTCGGATAGTTAAGAGTTGTTAAAGATGAGTATCCGTTTGGCCCAGCACCGCTAGAAAGACTCCCGCCAACATAAACAAGTTCGGGGCAATCTACGCTAGTAGTTGTTGCTGGGAGGGAAGAAAGAATGTCCCCCACAACGCCAGTAAGATCGGAAAATACAAAAGAAGTAGGAAAAACTGAACCACCACCAAACTGAGGATAGTAATTAAAACTTTGAATCCATTTTCCATTTCTTCCTCCGACTGGTTGATTATCAAAATATATCTCTTGAGAAGGAACTACGGCTACTGTCGGAATGGTGATTGCATTGCCTATCGCAATGCTGATAGGAGACGGAGATATGTATGCCGTTTGTTTGAAGAGTGGCATTGCGATTCTCTAACTAATTTCAGTTATCCTTGCCGTACCTGAACTGCCGAAGATTCCGCTATGTTGAAGGGACTGTTGACCCGCTGGGGCTTCCCAATAATCTCCCGAAAATAACCGCACCTGATACGATGTCGTGCTACAACTTGAGCCAACATTTATAAAGAGTGTTCCAGCACCCTCATTGTACACGGTCAGGGATTCCCTATTGGCAGACGCTGGAGCGAGTTCAGCGGATGTGATGCTTGAAAAGTTTGTGTTAGATACAGATGTGCTTTGTAGCGGATATGTATTTACTGTTCCGCTTATCGACACCCCGTTAGACATGTCAGTCTTAATGATTGCAGTATCCGCAGAAAGCGTAGTCAGCAAACCAGTGGTCGTGTCGAGCTTACTCTCCACCTGATCGGTATTAAGATTAAGCGTATCGGCATCTACCGATATGTTCCTGATTGCATCGAAAAACTCTTGATTGCTGGGCATTGTATTATCCTTTGCTGAAGAACTTGGTCTTGATCAACTCCCAAGATATGGAGACAGCCGTGCCGACGATGGCAGCTGCTAAGTAGAAATGTCCCTTGAGTTTCTCGAGTGCGGTCACCCGATTCACGAGATCCCCGTAGTTAGAGAGGCTCCGCTCAAGCATGGAACACAGGCCAACCTGACGCTCTTCCATTCTTGCGAGCCGTTCCCTGATATCCGATATGTCAACGTCTATGATATTCACTGCGGTAACATCTGCTGGAACTGAGCATTCTTGGTCTCAGTCTGCATAGCCTTCATAATCTGTGCGCCGATCTGCTTGGCGAGGTTCGGGTTGGTCTGCGAAAGGAACTGAATGTGTTGCTGTAAGTGCTGGGTGTAGGCAGCACCGCTATCCTGAGCGAGCTGCTGTCCACGCTGACCAGCCAACTGCAGTCGATCCATATGGATCTGAACATGCACCTCGTGATCGTCGGCAGGCTCAACAGCCACAGCACCGAAGCCTTGGTCGAGCAACAGATTCTCGCTTCCAGCTTCTTCAGCCTGCATCTGCTTCTTGAGCTGCGGATCGATCAACATGCGGTTGACCAAGTGAGGATCGTCCACCTCCAGCAGATCCTTGCGGAGTTCTGGCTGGTTAATGTACGGATCGTTACGGAGGGTCTGGAACCGCACCAAAGCCTTCTGGTACTGCATGACTCGGTTCACACCGTCAGCACTGCCCGAAGGTTTGATCTGGTAATCAAAGATGATCGCCTCTGCGGGCACAGCCGAGAACTGGTTCTGGTATTCAAAGAGAAGCTGGTCGTGGGCGTACTCAACTAGGATTGCATATGCCTGCTTGTAGATTTCGCTCAACGCCAGCCTGAAAAGTTTAATGCGGAGATCTGTGTTCACCCCCATCAGCTGTCCGATATTCTGCACTTCGGTTGCCGTGCGGGGCTTGGAGCTTCCGAGTCTTCCCTGCGTCAGGCCGAAGTCAGGCATCGACACCAAGTACTCAGAGACCTGACGCATCTGCACCATCTCCTGATCAAAGCTGATCGGGGGCTGGGGCATGAGTACTGGCTTAACTCCCGTGGGCAAGAGAACCCCTGTGCCGAATTTTATATTGTTCACATTGGGTATGTCTTGATCAGAGGAAAACATCGGTGAGTTGTAGAGGCTCATCGCATCAGCCTTGGCGTTCATGGTCTTGGTCAAAGCAGCTTCAAACGCTGCAACCGTTTCACAAACTCCACGGCTCGAATAAAAACCTTTGTCTGGAGTAAACTCCAGCATGCACGGCACGAACGGCATCTGCCCGTGGGCATAGGGAAGCTCGAACTTGGGGCGAATAGGTTCGTCAGGAGCCTGCGGGCTGAAGGTCTCCACGATGATCTTCCCCTTGTCATCCCGATAGTAGCACTCCCAGATAATGATGTTATCCCGCATGCTTCCCTCGGTCAGACCCTGCTTGCCTAGCTTGTGCTGATCATACGAGCGAACCCCAGCACCAGCCGAGTTCCCCTCGCCTTTGATCCGCTTGATAAAATCATCGTCCTGTTTGTACGCCTCGTTGCGACGATATTGGCCTTCAGAAATTTCCATGATGTGGCAGATCCGATCACAGCTGTCCATGTCCTTGGTGTAGTACGGGAACACAAGGTACATCGGGTTAACTGCATCAAACTTGACCGACCTGTTGGCCTCATCCCAAGAGGTCTTCATAAACGAGATTCCGCAACGCAGCATGGCCGATACATAGACCATCATCTCGGTTTCAAAATTAGAACGCTCACGCAGCATGTAGTTGAACCAGCTCTCCGCTGCGTAGCGCAGAGACTGCATCTGGGGTTTGCGTGGGGTAAAGCTGGCCAGATTCTCAGCTGAGTAAATCTGGTTTATGTAAAACGGTACGAACTTATTGATGATCGAGTTCGCTAAGGGGTAGTGAAGGTCGGCTGCGTTCGGCCAAGGTTTACGCTTACGACGAAGTCCACCATTGCACATGGTGTACCAAACCTTCTGCCGATCCTCCCAAGTAGTTCGCTTTTTAAGGTCATCGCAAAAAGCATCGTACAGCTCTTGCGTGGTCATTTAGTCCCCAGCGTCGAAGCCACTTCTGGCCTCTTCAAAGTTAGTTTGGATTGCATTGCCAAATACATCTGTCTGCAAATGACTACCACCAGCATCATTTGAGGTCAAGCTCGGTCTGGTCTTGACATAAGCCCAGATGGCTCCAGCAGCTGCATCCGCACGATCTGGACTGCTTCCACCTGTCCTTTGCTTATATTCAGCCTTGGACTCCAGCTTAATGCTTCCGTTAGATGTGCAAAAGAACCTGCGGGTACACAGCTGACCATCCATGATGTCATCCTTGGGCAGGATCACTCCCCTGTCCTCAATCATCTTGCCAGCCGTAAACAACATCTCTGAAGCCTTGTTGGCGTACCCAGCCAAACCAGCCGTACCAAAGTTCACACGGTTGACGCTGTACCCCTGCTCGTCCATGCGCCTGATCATGGGCGACCCGATACCCCCGTTGTCAGCCCAGACCAGCTTGGGGTTAACCTGAAAAGCCCGAAGCTCCCTGATCACCCGTCCGACGGTACGCATCTCGTCCCGATCCTTAATAATAATAAGGGGCAACAGCTTGTTCCCGTCCATGATGGCCACGGCAGTCTCATCAACCCCTGCCCCACCCCAGTCGATAAAAGCCACCCTATCCATCGGAAAGTGGGTTGGGGGTGTAGCCCTGCAGTCATGGATCTTGGTTTCCGAGATGACGGTCTCGTTATCAGCCTCATCCACAAACTCGTTGTGGATCATGCTCCTGACCAGCGGGTGGTCATCCCCATACAGCTCCTTAAGTCTTCTAATCGACTCGTCCGTAATATGTGGGCATTGGCCGATAGGAATAGTGAAAGTCTTCCAGAACTTAGCATGTTCCCTAAAGCACTTGGCAAAGAAGCTGTTTGCTGAACCCGTGCTGCTAATAGCTAACCAGCGGTTAGGCTGGGTGCGTTCACCTGCATGCCAGATCTCTGCAGGTATGGACTTGGCCTCGTCATAGATCAACATCAGGTTGCCCTTGCCACCCGTGGTGCTGCCCTCTGGATGCCACCCCTCCATCCGCTGGGGTTCGTCCGTGGTAAAGGCTACCGCCCTACCGTTAATCGGGCTGATCAGCTCGTTGGAGTTAACCGTCCAGCCCTTCAGCTTAGAGGCGTACTTGTGTACGGTGGCAAACAAGCCTGACTTAATCTGTCTGCCTACGTTAGAAGTTACGATCACATAGCTGTTAGGGAATACAGCGCAGTGCCATATGA